TTGAACACCGGCACCCGGTTGCCGAAAGTGGTGATGTCGAGGTCCTCGATCACCACGTAGGCCGTGCCGCGATAGCCGGGCGCATTGCCTGCCCCTTCCACCGCCTCGATCTTCGGGTCCGGGCCTTGCGTCTCGCTGCCGGTATAGACCCGGATGCCCAGGTCTTCCGCAGCCACTTCCTCGCCATCGGCCCAAACCCGGCCAACCCGCGTGATCTCGCCCTCGCAGAGCGCGATGGCGAGGCTCATGGTGTGGCGGTATTCGGTGGTGCGCGTGGTGTTGCCTGCCCGTGAGCCGCCGCCAAGCACGCCCCCCTTGCCCGAGCCGCCCGATCCTTCCTCCGTCACGATCGCATGTTCGCGCACCGGCGATGTCCAGATCACCTGTCCACCCACGCGCATCGCGCCATAGACCCGCCGCACCGCAGCGCCTTCAGAAACGCCAGTCAGGCGGAAGCGGTCAACCTGGCTGGTCTCGACGGCTTCCGACCCCCCGCCCATGATCTTCTGGTCGATGAGCGAGCCGGCAATCGCCCCCACGGCGCGCCCGATCACCACCGAGCTCAACCCCAGAACACCACCGCCCACCGAGGCGCCAACAGCCGCACCCACCGCGGAAAGAACGATTGTCGCCATGTCTAACCCCTTTCAGGAAAACTAAAATACGCCACGATACGGCGCGCCCAGGGCGGCGTGAGCGGGCTTTCAAGAACCGCGTGCCCCGAATAGGCATGGATGAATCGTGCCGCCTCGCCGGTGGCCGCAAGTATCCCGAGATGCTTGGCCACGGCGCTCGTGCGCATCCGGAAGACGATGAGATCGCCGGGCCGCGCCGCCTCGGCATCCACCGGCCGCAATAGCGCCGCCGCCCCGTCGAGCAAGGCCTCCTCGCCCCGCGCCTCGGCCCAGTCCGGCGTATAGGGCGGCACCGTGACCGGCTCATCGCCGATCACCTCGCGCCAGACCCCGCGCACCAGCCCGAGGCAATCCGCCCCCGCCCCCTTGCAGGAGGCCTGATGCACGTAAGGCGTGCCGATCCAGCCGCGCGCGACGGCGACGATCCGCGCGCCCTGCCCGGTCTTTCCGCTCATTTGCCGCGCCCTTGCGTCCCGCCCGACGAAACATCGCGCACCCGGATGTTGATTGGCTGATCCTCGCCGGGAATATCGGGAAAACCCCTGTAATTCAGGAAGTTGGCGAATTTTTCCTTGCAGGTCGCCGGGCGCTTGTCACAGCCCGCCTCCAGCCGCACCTCGTCGCCCACCGCGATATCCGCGCGCAGGCTCTGCCACAGCTCGACATTGCGCAGGCCCGCCGCCAGCCGGTCGGCCTTCACCGTCGCCACAAGCCCCGCAGCGGCCCCGCTCAGCACCACCAGCCGCCCGCGCGCAAACCAGCCGTCCGCGAAGACGCCAAGGCCGGAAACCCGAAGCCGCTTCTGCGCCTCGCTTGCCAGCACCACGCCGGTCCCCGAATACGCCGGGCCGGAAAGATCGACCTTGCAGGCCGCATCCCCCAGAACCGCCGCGCAGGGCACCTGGTAAACCCGGCCCTGCGCCCGGTTGAGCCCCTCGGAAAGCCCGACAAGCTCGGCCCGGAACGCCCCGCCGCCGCGCGTGATCTCGCCAAGCTGGCCCCGGAACAGCACCTGCCGCTGACCGGGATCGGCCCAGTTCACCAGCCAGGCCAGCACCTCGGCGCCATCGTAGCGCCCGGCGCGAATGTCGGCCTCGCTCACCGCCGCATCCGAAAGCGCGCCCAGCGCCTCGGAATTGTCGATCGAAAGCCCGGTGGTCTGCTGCAAGGCCCGCGCGCTCAGCCCGGTATCGGCCCGGAAGGTGATCCCGTCGAAGGTGATATCGCGGTCGTGATCGGTGAACCCCAGCACCAGCCCGTCGCGCCGGGTGAGCGCCCAACACCGCGCCAGCGTGGTCACACCGCTCGCCAGATGCGCCTCGAACTCCGCCGTCAACGCCATCAGACCCGCACCTCCACCACCGGCACGCTCGGCACGTCGCCCGCCTTGAACGAGGCCACCGAGGTTTCGATCCGGTCGGTGTCGAAACGCACCGGCACGTCGAACTCGAACCCGGCCGTCACCTCCGCCCCCGCCGCCGGGGCGCTTTCGAAGGTGACGATCCCGGTCGCGGTATCGACCTCGTAATGCACCGTTTCGATCTGGGCGTCGCCATGCAACCCGAGCTTCACGCTGCCCACCACCGGCTTCTGGATCGGGCGGCTGTAGGTGAACGCGCCCGAGCGGTAGGTTTTCACCAGTTGAAACGCCGTGGCGCTGCCATCGCCCATGGCGAGCAACTGATCGCGGTAATCGACCTCCTGCGACGGCGCGCAGGATTTGAAATCGGCCCAGTCCTTCCAACGAAAGCCGAAGAGCTGGCCGCGCCGCGCCTCGAAGAAGGAAATCAACGTCTCCAGATCGTCGAGCGAGCGCATGCTCACACCCGCGTCGTAGCGGCGGCGCGAATGCGCCCAGGGCGTGTTGCGCTCCTCGTAGCCATTGGCCAGCGTCACCACCTCGGTGCGCCGCTCCGGCCCGCCAACGGAGCCGAAGCTGAGATTGGCCGGGAACCTTATTTCGTGGAAATTCATGGGCCTGCCCTCCTTAGCTGAACCGCTTGCCACGGGCGATAGCCCGGCTCACCTGCGCCGCGATCTGCCCCTGCGAGCGCCGGAACCCCGCCACATCGGGGGTGGTGATGTTCATCGTCACGCTGATCGGTCGCCCGCCACCCTCGACCTGCACGCCGAGCTTGCCATTGGCCCCGCGCGAAAGCGGCATGATCGCCTCCGGACCGGCCTCGCCCATCAGCCCGCTGCCGCCGCGCATCGGAAAGCTCACCGGCCCCGAGACCACGCCGCCGCGCGCAAAGGGCATCACCCGGCCCTGGCTGAAGGCACCGCCACTGGCGAAAGGCAGGAGCGAATTCATTATCCCCCCCACCGCCTGCGCCAGAAGCCCGCCCGCGTGGTTCGTCACCGGCCGCACCGAGGCGTCATAGACCGTGTTGATCATCGTCTGGCGCAGCGAGCGGAAGGCGTCCGAAAGCGTCATCGAGCCAAACACCAGCCCGTCGAGCGCGCCTTTCAGCCCGCGGCTGAACCCGCCCGACAGCACGCTCACGTCGGTCGAGAGCCGGTCGACAGTCGCCCCCATCCGGTCCAACTCACCGCGAAAGCTCGCCGTCATAAGGCTGGCGCCCTGCAGGCTGTTCTCCAGCGCCGCCAATTGGTCGTCGAACCCGTCGATCCTGTCCAGATCAGCCATGTCTCGTCACTCCGTTTCCTGCCCCGACACCCGGTCGGGAAATGCCCGCGCCAGTTCCTCCAGCCGCGCCCGCCCGAGCGGCGCGGCGGCGCCATCGACCCCGAGCATCAGCATCAGCTCCGCCGGGGTCAGCGCCCAGAACTGCGCCGGGGTCAGCCCGAGCCCCCTCAGCCCCAGCCGCATCAGCCCGGCCCAGTCGAATTTCATCGCCCCTCGCCTTCGTCCGGCACCGCGAAGGCGCGCGCCAGCAACCGGCCCGCCGCGCGGGCGGCTTCCACCGGCCCGCCCGAGATCTCGGCCGAAACCAGATCGCCCGCGCGGCCCTGCCAGCCACCGCCGCGCAACCCCGCCACGATCAGCGCCAGCACGTCACGGGTGGAAAACGCCCCGCTCTCGAAGCGTTCCACCAGCGCCACCAGCGAATCCGCGCCGAGACTGTCCTCCAGCTCCGCCAGCGCGCCGAGCGTGAGCTTGAGCACATGGCGGTCGCCGTCGATGGTCAGCGCCACCTCGCCGGTCCAGGGATTGGCCATGATCAGAGCGCCGTGAACAGGAGCGCGCCCGCCGAGGCCATGCTGATCTCGTAGCTCGCCTCGCCGTTGTGGCTGCCCGCATATTCCAGCGCGGTCACCATGAACGGCCCCTCGATGATGCCGAAATCGGGCACGATGACCTGGAAGCCCGGCACCTCGCCGTCAAAGAAGATCTGGCGGGCACGGGCGTCGGTAGCGGCGTCCTTGAACACGCCCGACCCCGAGATCGCCGCCGATTTCACCCCGGCGCCGCCGAGCAATTCGCGCCAGCCGCCCTGGCTTTCCAGCGAGGTCACATCGACGGTTTCGGCGTTGAAGCTGATCCGCGTGGCGCGCAGCCCCGCGATGGTTTCGAAAGAGCCCGCATTGTCCATGTCGAGCTTGATGAGAAGGTCCTTGCCGTTCTGGGCAGCCATGGCGAAATCTCCGTGAAATAAAGGGGTTGTCAGTCGTCCTGCACACGGGCGCGGAACACGAGATCAATCCGCCGCATGTCGGCATCCTGAACCCGACGCGCCCGCGCACGGTGAAAATTGAGCGCATCCACCAGCGCGTCCGATACCGCCGTCGCCACCGCCTTGGCGGCACTGAACCCCGCCGCGTCGGTCACCACGCTTACGGTGATCTCGTGCAGCGCGCCGTGGCCGGTCTTGTCGGAGGCCTCGCGCACCTCTTCCGGGCCGAGGCTCACATAGGTGCCCGCCACCAGCCCCGGCGGCACCGCGTCGTAGATCGCACCGCCCACAAGGGCGGTGAGCGCCGCATCGGCCTGGAGATGCTGGTAGACCGCCGCTTGCAGCGCCGCCGCTACGCCATAAGTCATCGGCTCACCTCCTCTTGCGCGAAACAGGTCAGGTAACGCCCGCCCGCGTCGGCCTCGGTCACCGCGAGAATGCGGAAGATCCGGGTGCCTTCGCGAAAACGCTGTTCGGGACGGGGGCGTGAGGGGGCCCCTTCAGGGGCCGCCCGCAGGGTGATGCGCAGCGGCACCCGCGCCACGGTCATCACCTCCAGCGCCCGGTCGCGCCCGGTGCCGGGCCGGATCTCGGCCCAGTGCTCGCCCAGCGCCACCCATGTGGTGACGTAGCCCCCGGCGCCATCGGCCACCCGCTCGGGCGTCTCCAGGGTCAGCTTGCGGTTCAGAACGGGCGGTTTCACAGCGCACCCCCGCCAAACAGCCGCATCGGGCGGTAGCGCGCGATCAGCGCCTCCACACCTGCGGGAATGCTGGCCTCGCCCGGCCCGGTGCCCCGGTCCTCGTAGAACCGTGCCGCCAGCAGGAAGACGGCCTGCGCCAGATCGGCGGGCACATCGCCCCAGCTTGGGCCGAACCCCGCCTCGAAGCCGATCACCGCGCTCCCGCCCACCGGGATCACCGGCAGGGTCAACCCGTTCGCCACGAGGCGCGGGCGGTGCATGTCCGGCTCCAGCCGGTAGCGCGCGGGGTCGATCACTTCCTCGCCCCCGAGCCGGTCGGTGATGGCGAGCGCGGTGATCGCGCCCACCGGCGCCAGCGGCAGCGCCTGCGCGCCGAGATCGCGCCAGGCGGTCAGCGTCCAGCTGAACCCCCGCGCGATCAGCGCCTTGCCGGTGCGCGCCTCGATCGCCGAGATCGCCGCGCGCAGGCAGGCGTCCAGCACCGCGTCCTGCACCCCGTCATCGGCAAACCCGGTGCCCAGCCGCAAATGGTCCTTGAAATCCGCGACCGGCAGGGCTGCGCCCGGCACTGTGGTCTGCTCGACTAACATCATGGAACTTCTCCGAAATTCGGGCCCCTCGCATCGCAGGTATGGGCGCGCGCCGCCTGCGTCGCTCGGACGGAGGGGGAGCAGCTAGACAACGCGAGGCCATATGGCGCGCGCCCACGTTCCGCCCCCGCCGCAAGGCAGGAGCGGAGCCGGTCACCCGATCAGGCGGCCGAGAACTTCAACAGCTTGATCGCCGCGAAATCGCTCACATCGCCGCCCACGCGCTTGGTGGCGTAGAACAGCACATGCGGCTTGGCCGAGAACGGATCGCGCAGGATGCGGGTATCGGGGCGCTCGGCCACGGTGTAGCCGGCGGCGAAGTTGCCGAAGGCGATCGCGGTGGCATCGGCGGCGATCTCGGGCATGTCTTCGGCGATCAACACCGGGTAGCCCAGCAGCCGCGCCGGTTCGCCCGCCGCGAGGCTGTCGGACCACAGGAAGCGGCCATCGGCATCCTTCATCTTGCGCACGGCACCGGCCGTCTTGGAGTTCATCACGAAGCTCGCGCCCGCGCGATACTCGGCATCGAGCGCATAGACGAGGTCGATCAGCGCATCCGCCGGGTCGATCGGGTCGAAGCCGCCGGAGGTGCCGGTGGCGATGTAGCCGAGCGAACCCCAGGCCCAGGCGTCATTGTCCACCGCCGGATGGGTGAGGAAGCCGGTCGGCTTGTCCACCCCGTCGCCGTTGATGAAGGCATCGGCCTCGGCGCGGGCGAACTTGTCGGCGACACGGCCTGCGAGCCAGCCCTCGATATCGAAGGCGCTGTCGTCAAGCAGGCGCTGGCTGGCCTTCGGCAGCGCCGAAAGCTCGTGCAGCGGAATGCTGATGCGTTCGATAGAGGGGGTGGTGGTCTCGCCCACCGCGCCGGTTTCCGAAGCCCAGCCCGAGCCGACATCGCCGTGGTCGATCAGCACGTCGTAGGAGGTGGCCTCCACCTGCACCACGTTGGCGATGGCGCGGATCGAGGCGGTCGAGGCGAGCACGCTGGCGATGCTGGCAGCGGTCTCGGGATCGACGAGGTAGCCGCCATCCGAGGCCACGGCGGTGTTCAGCGCCTTGCCTTCGAGCACGAGGCCGCGCAGTCCGTCATCGTCGCCGGAGCGCACATAGGCCTCGAAGGCCTTCTTGTGCGGCGCGTCGAGATCGGCCTGGGCCGCAAGCGCGGGGCGGGCCGAGGCGGGGGTATGGGATTTCCGGTCCAGCATGGTCAGTCGCTCTTCCTGTTGTTGAAGTCTGGTTGCAATGTCGTCCTGAAATGATTTGATATCGCTCACAAAACCGGCCAGGGCGGTCTTCACCTCCTCGGCCGGAGACAGGCCTGCGGTCTTCCCCGCTTGGCCCTGAGCTTTGGTCTCTGTCTTGCTCATGGAATGTCCTTCTTGAGGCTTCGGATCTGGCTCAGTCGCGGGCCAGCAGGTGGCGGGCGTCGTCGATGACACGCGCCAATTCGCGCAAGGCGGCATCGTCGGGGCTCACGCCCTTCGCCCCCACCCGCGCACTGGGCAGCATCGGGAAGGTCACGAGCGACACCTCCCAAAGCTCCAGCTCGGTCAAGAGCCGCTGGCCCTTGTCGTTCTTGGTGGCCTTCACCGTGCGGTAGCCGATGGAAAGCCCGTCGATGGCGCCTGCCGCGATCAGCGCGGCGGCTTCCCGCCCGCGCGCCACATCGGCAAGAATGCGGCCTTTCACGAACAGCCCGCGCGCGTCCTCGCGCACCTCGTCCCACACCCCGATCGGCTGCGCCGGGTCGTGCTGCCAGAGCATCTTCACCTGCCCGCCCTTCGCCGCCAGCGCCGCCAGCGAGGCGGCATAGGCTCCGCGCTGCACCACGTCGCCGCCGCGGTCGGCCTCGCCGAAGTAGCTCGCATAGCCCTCGACACGCAGCCCGCCCTCGACCGTCTCGGTCGTGCCCAACGCCACGAATTTATGTTCCAGCCCAAGGGGCGTATCGGTTTTGGTCATCCTGTCGGTCCTCATTCGGCGTCGTCGTCGGAAAGCTTGGGCAGACCCAGCAGCGCGCGCTTCTCGCTCGCCGTGAGGAAGTCGGCCTCCGCCACGCGCCGCCATTGCTGATCGCGTTCGGCGGCCAGCGCGGGCACCTGGTCGAGATCGGGTTTCAGCGTCACCGCCGCGCCGCCATGGCTCGAAAGCCAGTGCCCGAGGGCGGCGGTGACCTTGCCCACCATCGGCAGAACCGTGAGCCGGTAGAAGGCGCGATTGGCCTCCTGGTAATTGGCGTAAGTCGCCTCGCCCGGCACGCCGAGCAACATTGGCGGCACCCCGAAGGCAGTCGCGATCTCGCGTGCCGCGGCTTCCTTGGTCTTGTGAAACTCCATGTCGGAGGGGCTGAAGCCCATCGGCTTCCAGTCCAGCCCGCCCTCCAGCAGCATCGGCCGCCCGGCGTTGCGCGCACCCATGTGATAGGCTTCCATCTCCGCCAGCAGCCGGTCGTATTGGTCCGCGCTCAGCGTCCCCTCGCCATCCGCGCCGCGATAGACGATCGCCCCCGAGGGCCGTGCCGCATTGTCGAGCAGCGCCTTCGACCAGCCCGAGGCGGCGTTGTGCACGTCGAGCGCGCTGGCCGCCGCCTGCAGGGCCGACAGGCCATAATGGTCATCCTGCGGGTGGAAATTGCGGATATGGCAGATCGGCGACGCGCCATC